TATTTACACAGGTGAAAGACGATGCTTTTGCTTCGCATTGAAACTCTACTGGTCTTGTTTGGTTATTAAACATTTATTTTAAATAATATCCTCTAATATGGTTTGAAGCATAACACGAATTCGCATAATGTCCTTCTCTACCGCATCTAAAACATATAACATCGTCAAGGAAAAGTATGAAAATATTTTTAAGGGTGCTTATGAAAGACCCGAAAAATATGTCCCAAGGAATATAACAAGAAAAGTAAAGAAAATATACAAATAATTATTTATAAAATTGTCTATAAATAATCGGCGTTTGAAATGTTAAAAGGTGTAAAAAATGTCTTTTTTTACAAACAAAAAAACATTTTCCTTTTTTTCCTTTTTTATGCATATTTGGTAGCCTTTTCGCCACACATATCTTTGAATTCTCTCGCGGTAGAACTGTAGAAATAATCTATTTCTTTTTTTTTCTTCGACAAATCCACAGTTTCTTTTGGAATTTTGGGGAAAAGAGCACACTTCCCGTCTTTGTCCCTTAAAAAATGTTTGCACGAAAAACAATGCAATCCAAATGTTTCGGTTACAAAAAGGGAAAAAAGAAATAAAACTAACATCTCTGCCTTATTCCTTATACAACAGTTGGTTTCATATGGTTTAGTACATAAGATTCGAAATACGATTTGCTGACGAGTAGCTTCTTGTCTTTTTCCAACGAATGAAATTTGCAATAATACAGATACGCAGAATATATTGTGATAGACGTCGATGTATTGTCGACGTCGTCTAATATCGTCGTTCCTTGGTCTTGTAATGTGGTCAGCGCCGTTTCAATATCCAAATCTTTGTCCCATAATAAACATCTGGTTTTATGTATAAACTTTAATTTTTCGATCTCGAGTTCAGGATGAAAATGGTTCAGCATACGAATGATTTTGTTTTCGTTCAACACGTACTGACGTTTGTTTTTCGAACGATTTCCTAGCCACATTCGAAACAAGATTCCAATGTCATCGATTTCGAGTTCGTGATCGGAATCTTCAATCATTGTCTCGGTCCAGAAACGTAGAAACTTTTGTACCATCGGCATCAATGTGCTCCCCAAACCATTAAACACATCTTGTTCTGGATCATAATGTGTGGCAAACGTTTGAGACAAAACCTTTTTCACCAATGGTTGATACAAATTCAAAGGGTATTTGTTCACACTTAAATATTCTTTCCATAGAAATAACATTTGTTTCCATGTCAACGAATTGGCTTTGATCGGTTGAGAAGTCTGTATGAAGTAATCCTCCTGCGGCGAAGCCGCACAAAACTCTTCTTCTTGTTTGGAACTCGAAATAGTGGTGATATATTCCTGGGCGAAATGCTGTATTATATCTTCGGGCGTTGTACTCTTCAGCTTGAACACATATTGTTGCAGTTCTACATCGTTACAATGCTTCTCGACAAATTGATCGGAATGTTCATAACGCATCGAATAATGACAAGCGACACAGAGCAAATCCAATCCACACTCCGAAAAGATAAAACGAAAATTTGACTTTACACTATCATTTATGCTGACGAGTCGACAATCTTTGTTTTCGTATTCATAGTGCTTCTCGTGACACTTATACTTGAATGACTGAATGCACTGACAATTCATATACGTCATGCAAACCGCATTCAGTTCTCTCAAAAACGATTTGGCCGAAGGAGAAATGAAATGGATGAGAGAAGTATTCTTCTTCATAATGTTATCGCCCAATATGGTGAGAAAATACTTGGCTTCGGTTTTGGTGGAGAACAAGGATGGGTGTAGCAAATTCAAGACGTTTTGGATGGTTTCAGATTCGGGGATATTTTTCATCAAACTCTTTTCCTTGATCCGTTTCAAAATAGAAACTTTGGTTTTATGTTTCCAACTCATCAGAGCATCATTGCGTTCTTGACTGATACTCGAGACAATGTGATAAAGAATATCGTTCTCGTTTGACTCATTAAAATGGATTCCGTCGTACGAAAAGAAAGTCTCGTTTGTTGCTAGGTAGTAGTAGTTGTGTTTGCTGAGAAACCAATTCATAAACTTTTCTTGCTCAAAAGTCAACTCGGAGGTACGCTGAATGCTTTTTTGTCTCGCTTCTTGAATATTTTCGAGTAGAGTTGGCAATTGGACGCTGATATAGTGATGTATTTTCGAAGTCATATACAGATCGTTTTCATATTTGTCATACAATTCTCGGATCTTTTGGTTTGCTACTGCCGACAATGGAGATTCCTCTTCCATTTCGAAAATATCCATTTTTGTAATACATGTCTCGCGTTTATATGTTTTCCTGTGAAAAAAATATAAATAATATTTGTGTGCCTTTAACAATGGATTATTTGAAGAGTTTGGGAGATTCGGATTTGCTGAAAATAAAAGAATATAAAATCATCGAGATTCCTAGTTTTGATCATTATCAAGTCAACTCGAAAATCTTTGGAAACGAATACCTCGAGACAAGTTTGAACCAGAAAAAGGTAGTAGACAGTATGCTTTTTTATTACATGAGACACAAAGATGTCGATCTGTACAAGCGAACGGATTACATTTGCAACGAACAAGAAAAAATATGTTTGTGCAACACTCGTGCCGAAGAGTTGAGACGGCTTTTTGGTGTCACAGGACCAAAAAGCATCAGTTGGTTTCAAGTCACTAAAAACGTCAAGTGACTCAAGTGTGGACAGGAAAAAAAAGGAAAAAAAAAGACAAGTCTTTTTAATTAACCAAAATCTTCTAACTAACTACTCTATCTATGTGCCTCATCCGCTCTTCTCATCCGCTCTTCGCCTCATCAGCACTGGAGGTCAGGGCAACCAGCCCAAGGGAAGAACAAGATCTGTTTGCTTTTATACAGCCTGAAGCATATGACGAAGTTTTCGTTCAAAAAACTTACTTCGGGTCTTTTGAGATTCGTGGCAATGGAATGCGCGAAACTGTGCATTTCCTTCAATATTTTATGGACTTGGTGTTTTTGTGCTTTCGCCAAACCTGCTGGCGTATCTTTGTAGTTCCACACGCGTATCTTGAACCCTTTTTTATACTGTTTGAGATTTTCATCTTTTTCCGACCACTTTGCAAATAATGAATCAGGGTTTCCTTTAAGATCGTCCAGCTGCAAGATGATGCAAGGACGAGATCGTGGGTCCTTTTCTTTGGGGACCGAGTCTCTGACGCGAACTGGGGTATTTTCGAGGGCAAATTTATGCGCCTCCGATACCGTCATGTAAGCGGGCTGTCGATTCATCTCATCCGTGACGTCGCTTCTGTGGACTACATCGATTGCAGAAGTCTCGTCAATCCACCAGTGGAGGGAGACGTACTCACCGCAGTGCGCAATGATTCCGTTAATTCGCCCATCCACCTGTTTCGCCGTGGCCTTGTTTTTGATTGATCCAGAAAACAAATCGGTAAAGATATTGGCTTCTTTTCCGTCCGTCTCATACACGCCATTCGCATCGCGATTGCCTTCGCGCAGGAATTGAAAGTTGAATTCGCGACGCTCTTGCTTAATAAACCACTGGGGCGCATAATGGTAAGAGGTTCCGCGGTCGATTTGACGACACCCGACGACAAACAGAGGTCTAGACTCAAGTTTATGGTATTTTACTATATAGAAGAGGAGTTCATTGAAAACGATGGGAACTTTGCTATTTGAAGTTTTGTAGGTGATGGGTGTTTTGTTTGGTTCATAGATGATCAATTTTCCTCGATTGTAGGTGACCGCGTTAGCGCCCTCCTTGTTCAACTGAATTGCGAGTATTTCCATATCGACAATTTTATGCTCCGCATGGAGGATCGTTTTCCTGAATCCTTTTTCTCCATTGGGCAATTGAATTTCATTCATGAAATGCTCCTTGTTTGCGTGCAGTACTTCCAGAAATCGTTCATTGGTTTTCACCTTCTTTTTATAGGAGTTGGGGGGGAGGTAATGGATATTGGCTTCTGGGTGATGAATCGCGCGGTAGTACTGGTCAGACTGTTTGCTAGGAATGGGATGGTTCTGTGCCGTCGCGCATTCGGGAAAGCTAAACAAGTTTCCTTCGGTTGCGGTAACAAACCCGATGCGATGTAGGGTGTTGTTTTCACACATGAAGTTTCGCAAACAGTACGACGTTTCTTGAATAGTCACGGTGAAGTCGCGATTCTTCGGGTAGGTTACGTCTGCCTCGTCCCAGATTACACCATATCGGACAGGCAACCCCTGTGCAGCTTTAAGACAAATGTGCATAAGAATTTGAATAATGCGTTGCATCTGATCGGGGTTCGCGAGCGTGTTAATCACTGGACGTGGTTTGGTTATTTTCCCCGAAGTTTGCAACTCCAGTAGGCAACTGTCGATATAGGTGGTAATCTCGTCGATCGAGCGTTTGGTCACTGAATTCAGTTGGAAAATTTTCACCTGGAGTCCCTCCTTTTTGAAATTGTTTTCCATCGATTCTGTGTTTTGGGCACACAGGTTGATGTTGTTTCCTAACACACATATGGGTACAATCATGAAGGGAAGTAGAAGCCAGTCCACAATCTCACTTTGCGTGATGCTCGATTTCCCTCTCTGTTCATTTCGTATGATAAAGAACTGTTTTGGGTTTTCCGCAAACATGGACAGAATACGTTTTTGCATCATGGACTTGGCTTCGAAGACGTGTTCCACTCGTAAAAGACACGAGGCAGAAATCTTGGAAAACCCTCCCGACATGTCCGTACAGACGAGCAAATTGGCTGTTCGTAGTGCTTGCAGTTCCAACTCAAATTCCCTATCAAACTGTTCCTCATCGATCTCTTTGTCCTCGGACGCATTGCTTTTCACAATGTTCAGAAGTGACCTGTTATTGAAAGCCATCTTTCCTTTTTAAAAATAATTGGCCTGTCGTTCGTCATGGAATTTTCAATTTTTTGAACGGAGCTCGCAGACGCAGTGTGGGAAAACCCCAGTTTTTTAATTTTCTTACAGCAAAAACCAAATTCCCTGGTTTTTCAAAATTGACCCCATTTTGAGCTGGCCCCTAGCTGGCCCTAACCGACGTCCATCCAGCCATCGCCATTCACTTACCCACCTCAGCGTCAAACCTCAAACCACAACGACGATCTTCGAGTCCTAGGCATCCCTAATTCTTCTCTTATAAGAATGGGGGAGGAAACTGGGTTAGAGTGGGGAGCTAGAGTTGCGCGCTAGCTAACAGAGTGAAAAAACCAAAGATTTTTTCGTAACTCACTGGAAAAATCAAAACCTCTGCTTTTTTTATTTGTGCAAAAACATTCAAAAAAGTTAGGATAAGGAGGGGCGTTGGTGGATTGTTGGTTAAGGGGGGGTGGGTTGGGCAAGAGTGAAAAAACCAAAGATTTTTTCGCAACTCACTTGAAAAATCAAAATCTGTGGTTTTTTTCAAACTAGTATTTTGAATGATTGTCATATAAAGTGAAGGTAAGTAAGAGATATCATGAATGAATTTGCTCCCAGTCTAGACAATTCATTACTACAAAAGTATAAAGTGACCTTATATGGAAGTGACTGCAGTTCATACGACATCATTAACGATTTCTTGGAAGATAATCAAAGTGAAAAAGCATTCTACTTGATTGACTTGGGCGATTTGACCAAGTCGTATGCGAATTGGGTCAACCTTTTGCCTCACGTGAAACCTTTCTACGCAGTCAAATGCAACCCGAATCCTGTTTTATTGGAAGCCCTTTCGTCCTTAGGAGCATCCTTTGACTGTGCAAGTGAAAACGAAATCAAAGCCATCATTGAAATTACCAACGACCCCACTCGAATCATTTTCGCCAACCCCTGCAAAATGACTTCGCAAATTCGATATGCGAGAGCGAACGATGTGGATCTGATGACCTTTGATTGCGAAGAAGAATTGTACAAGATCAAACTGTACCATCCGTACGCCAAACTGATTCTCCGATTGGCAGTGGACGACAGTGCGAGTCTTTGCAAATTCAATAAAAAGTTTGGTTGCAAACTCGACCAAGTCGAAGAATTGCTGACGATTGCGAAAACGCTCAAACTAGACGTGGTCGGATTTAGTTTTCATGTCGGGAGCGGATGTACATCGGTAGATAACTTCTATACTGCCATCGAGGACTGCCGTACTGCTACCGACATTGCGTTAGGACTCGGAATACAAATTTCGATCATTGATATCGGTGGAGGATTTCCTGGTGTCGATACCGCCACGATTCGTTTTGAAGACATTGCTCGAAAAGTGAACGAAGCCATGATGCGATTCTATGGAAAGGAAATCGAAAATAAAACTATTCAATTTATTTCGGAACCGGGTAGGTATTTTGCACAAAAGACACACACGTTAGTGCTCAATGTCATTGGCAAGAAAAAAATTGTAGAGGATGGTGAGGAGAAAATCATTTATTATTTGAACGACGGAATCTACGGATCTTTCAATTGCATTTATTTTGACCACAGCCATCCAGTGATTTTGCCTTTCAATGAACGTGACGGGAAGTTGCACAAGAGCCGTATCTTCGGTCCAACGTGTGACAGCATTGACTTGATAGCAGACGAAGTAATGCTCCCCGAACTGGCTATTGGAGAATGGGTATATGTGGAAGATTTCGGCGCATATACGGCGGCATCGAGTTCGTGGTTCAACGGGTTTCGGACCAGCGTTTGCAAGTATATTTTCAGGTCATGAGGGTGTGGGGTAATATTTAATATTAAGAAGAAAAAAAAATAAAAACACAGTTGCGTTGTACCAAAAAACGTTTTTGACCACATTTTTTTGTGGTCAAAAACAAGTGGTCAAAAACTCAAAAAAACAAACTTCAACTTGTAGTAAGACCTGAAAAGTAATAGGTTAAATAGGTGGTGGTCGCAAACAGAGTGCCTCCCCATAAAGTATCAATTAAAACAGTTTGGACTCGCCAGTTTTTCAACAAGGCAATAGTCGTTGTTTCATAGACTCCGTATATTACAACCCCTAACATAAATGCGGTGAAAACGGATTTGCGCTCTCTCAAAATAAAAAAATAAAGTCCGAATATGAGTAAAACATAACAAGCGAACGCGCCCGCGTAGTTTATTCTCAACGGACTGTTTTGAATTAACATTATTTGGTTTCTAAATATAGTGGATGACATGTAAAGAAAGAGAAAATCTAACAACAGTAGTGTGATCGAACTAATAACTAATGGATGCATATACAAAGTGCGGAGTTTTTTCTTGTCCTTATCGCCTTCTCCTTATCGCCTTCTCCTTATCGCCTTGTCGCCTTGGTGCCTTGGTGCCTTGGTGCCTTATCGTCGGCTTCTCCTTGTCGTCTTGTCGCATTTTCACGAACACATGGTGGGAGTAATTCTCTTCGTCGGTTTCGTCCGCTTCTTGCAGACTTTCTGTACACACGGAGGGAGCTTATCCAAACACTCGCCAATCGCGCTGCATAAACGTTCCAATAGCTTATAATCCTGATCTACGGCGTTTGAGACACGATTCTTCACGCCAAGCACAAATAGTTCTGCTTCTTCGGACTTGCTCTTCGAAATCGGGGTTTCCTCTTTGGACTCTGGCATTTCGTTCGACTCGAGAAAATCAGGGGCTAAGTCGCATTCGAAAAACCCAAGTATGGTTCCATTCGTGAGTTCGTCAATCTCTCTGGTCACTTCCGCCATCAGCGTTTTCTTGTTCAATTTGCTTATTTGAAAGATCTTCTGCAAAATATCGCGAGATTCGGATCCGAAAAGATTCATCCATCGTGTATCGGGGTTTCGTTTTGATTCATACGCTTTCTTCCCTAGTTTTCGAACGAGTTTTTTGGCGAGTTTGTAGCTTTGATCATCGACTGCTCTTTTCACATCTTCATTTGCGTTTTTGTATCCAGGTTTTCTTCTCCACTCCTCTTCTTCACCTCGTATTTTCTTCTCAAAGACGATCTCCATAATGCCAAGTATGTAATCGAAATGAGTCATACCGACATGGTCATAATATGGATTATTCTTTACATTGACCAACGATTTGCTCAAGACAACTAACGGCGCTTTCCCTCTCTGCGCTTTTGTCTGGCCTTTTGTCTGGGCTTTTGTTGCCTTCTCTTTTGACTTTTCTGTTTGCATTTGTTATATGATTCGTTTGGAATAGGAAAATTAATTTCTAATTTTCGGAAACTTTCTTGGGGTCTTTCATTAGGCTTTGTGTTTTCTAATTTTCGGGAGTTTCTATAACATTAAATGCATATATCTACAAATGTCAAAGCTAAGACTCTACCTACCAATGTTGGAGTCTTTGTTGGGCTTTGCGTTTCGGGAGTTCTCTCATATTATTACACAAGTTAGTACACTGTACTTCGACTACTTTGACTAGCAATGGAGTTGCAATCGTCTGCGAAAAATGGTGATAATAAAACGTTAAAATAAGAGAAAAAGAGATGAAAAGAAGAAAAGAACACCTGCAACAGACGTGCTCTTCACCACTGCTGAAGGTCTGCCACGTTTCTTTGGTGGCGTTTCCTTTGGTGGTGTTTCCTTTGGTGGTGTTTCCGCAACTTCTATTGATTTCGGTGGTCTGCCACGTTTCTTTGTCTCCGCAACTTCTATTGATTTTGATGGTCTGCCACGTTTCTTTGTCTCCGCAACTTCTTTTAATGGTCTGCCACGTTTCTTCGGTTCTTTTGTTATTACAAGTAGTTTCTTTGATACAGTTTTTCTTGCATGAAAAAGTTGTTGCGGTCTTTTTGTTGTGATCGCTTTTTGTTTTGATTGGTGAATTTGTTTTTGGAGAGGTCCTCGCTGTTTATCAAGACCATCATCCTCTAGAAAGAAAGTTTCCAGTTGAACAAATTGGACAAGTTTTACAGATGGAAAAAGAAAGAAGGTACCAATCAAATTTGTGTCTCGAATCGTTCTTAGACTATTTTCCAAGACTTCGATCTCTAAAGAACTTTGACGAATCTCTTCTTGTTGCAAGGAAATCATTCTTTCCATCAATGCAGTTTGCTTACTTCTAAATTCAGTTTTATGCTTCAGTTCTAATTGTAGATCATGCTTCTTCGAAAGCAGCATTTGCTTCATTTCTTTCTCCTTAGTCCTTCAGTGAATACGAAAATTCGAGCCGAAAAAGTTTTTACCTTTTTCGAAAATTACTGGATCATCGTTCATTTGCCCTGGGGGCATTTCTGCAAGACGACTTTGTATTGAGGCATGAAATCATCATTTGCCCTGGGGGCATTTCTGCAAGACGACTTTGTATTGAGGCATGAAATCAAGATAAGACTTTGGGTTCGTGTTGAAGCTTACACTCTCAAAGAAAAATTTCTATATTAATACACCTTTTCTAATTCAAATCGCCCGCTTTGCGAGCAGAAATGAATAAGGAAGGTGATGCTGATCGCATTTTCAATGCGAAATGGTGTAAAAGAAGGAACAAGAGTAGAAAGCTGATCACAAGTTATTATATGGAAATATTGTCGCTACATAGTTGATCACTACTTCGATATATTGAACTGCCGTATAACGGACCCAGTATACACTTTGATTAGAATATCTAACTTGCAGAAAAAACTTGCTTATCTTGACCTTGTTGCTTTTGAAAAATTCAACTCTATGATCAAGAACTTCTTCAATCACCGCTGCATTTGAATCGTTATGGGTTCCCGCATTCGAAGCGTTGTTTCCCTAAGGCAGTAGTTAGTTAGAAGTAAAATATTTTATATATCGCACGTGTACATGTATATATACCCCGTCGTCATCATCGTCGGCATCATCGTCGTCATCATCATCGTAGTCAGCAAATTGCTACAATTAATGATAATTATCCATACTGATAAAGAAATTAAATGCCAAAGCAATTACCTGCTGCGGTAGGAAAGCATCAACCACTGCTTCCGATTGGACAGGAAAGGAGGTGTCGTCGTGTTCTTCTAGAGTGGAGTTGTCGTCGGCCTGAACTTCCAAAGTTTATTTGTATTTGTAAACGAGTTGTATTTGTAAACGAGTTGTATTTGAAAATATTATGAAAACATACCCAGCTAGATTCAGGGGCGGTACTGCCTAAGACGGCCGCCTAAGTTTATTTGTATTTGTAAAACTAGCATTTGAATATTATTGAAAACATACCCAATCTGCGCTAGATGCAGGGGAAAGACCCTAGTTAGAGAAAGGGTTTGGTTATTACAATAAGACCAGAGACCAAAGCATTTGCTAAAGGATTTACCTGATGAAAATGCTGTAAAGAATATACATTTCTGACAGAATCATCAGATTCAGCTTGTTCTTGATCGTCCAACCGAGGCAATTCCAATCGAGCATCTTCCAATCGAGCACTTGCTAAAGCATCTTCTGCTTGGTTCTCGACAACGACTGCAACTTGTTCAGATTTTTCATTAACTTTTCCATTTGATAAAGCTTCTGCTAATTGAACTTTTGCTTGGGATACTGCAAACTCGAATTTTGCTTTCGCAACTTCATTTTCTACAATTCGATTAGTTTCAACATTAATATTTGTTGACAAATTGTCGTTTTGAGAACTGCTCGCATGATCACAAGTTATATTGCGGCCATCTAATACGATTTCGCCAACTCGTAACAAAGACATTAAGTTCTTCATTTTTTAATTTTGCTTAAAATGAGATCAAGGTGTTGACTCATATATGTTGACTGAATTAGATGTTGACTGAATTAGAAGTTGGGCCCCACCAGGGGGATTTCGAAACATCCCTGGGGAATATTTTCGAAAGATCCAACAAATTTTTTTAAATATCAAGGGCTGGATCTTCTAACATGTCTTATCAGTTCAGTGGTTTGACACTCATCATCGATGGCATTATATTCATTTTTTTAGGTAAGTTATGCAGAATTTTTACATTCATTCATAATTCATTTTCAATTCACGTTCAGATAAACATGACGCAAGTGATCAAAGACCCCCCCGGGTAAAAACATTCTTCTTTTCATTTATTCAATGCTTTCATAATGGCTCCTTTTTGCTAGGCTGTCCTTCACAACGCCACTTTTGATTGCAAAGGGGGCAAAGCGACGTTTAAGCTTTTAAAAGTAAGGAATATTTTTCTAATGTAGAACCTAGATTTCAACTCTGTCTTTCACGACAGATTTATGAATCTTGCGAGTTATTTGGAATGAAATTCACTAAAACCATTTCACTTGAGACAACTGTTGAGTCAAAGGTATTTCCATACATGTTTTTACAACCATTTTGCATTGAAAAGAAAAGGTGTAAACTTCTTTACTTCCTTAACAAATCGACTTTTAGAAACGCAGCGGTGAACATGTGGCAACAGCTGTATTGAGAAACCTAAAATCGATCTCGAAGTCAAGAACTGCCCAGAGCCAAACGGCGGATCAAAGATTTGGAGTTCAATCACTATTTCCTCTTGTTGTGGTAGATTTTGGAAAAGCGTTGAATTTAGAGTGAAGAAAGTCTTCTCGTTGTGTGTGTGTTCAAGCATTAGTGTACTTTTAGCGTTTAAAGTTCAATCATTATCTCCTTTTGTTGTGGTAGATTTTGGAAAATCGTTGAATTTAGAGTGAAGAAAGTCTTCTCGTTGTGTGTGTGTTCAAGCATTAGTGTACTTTTAGCGTTTAAGTGAGTGTTTGAACTTTAAGTGTTCAAGTGAGTTTATTTTTGACTGTGTGTGTGTTCGTTATTACACTGTCAAAGTGTTTTCCCTTGCATTGTCAGATTTTCCTTTAAAAAAAGTTTTCCCCTTTCAAATCGATTTAAGTTCAACAAGATATAAAGATTGATATAAGATTCATAACAAGTGCAAAGATTCAATATTCATAACAAGATTCAATATGCAAAAGTGCAAAGATTTGCCCCTAACTCTCTCCGTCCTCCTACCCACCCACACCCACCCACACCTGAGGAATTCCCCCCGCACGGTGTGGGTGGGCTGCGCCCTCCAACTTGGCCACCGATGGCCGCGCACCCTCCCCCCAGGTCGTACCTATTTTACTTATCACGCATGCAAACAAGCTAAGCTTAGTTCGCTAAGCTTAGTCCCTCATAGTACCCCTTTCTCCCTCCCACCCACACCTACTCAGGTGAGGATGGGCGTCACCTACTGGGTGGCTCGGGAGCCCTCTCTGACCCGCGCATTAAGATTCGCTTCTCCGCCTCAATCAACTAACCTGAGGCTTGCCCTCGATCCGATAAGACGCCCGCCTCTCCGCGAGTCGCTTCCTGGTGGGATGGCAGGGCTAATGCGCCTTCCAAAGCGTGCCCTGTTGTCCCTTCGGGCCCGGCTGTGGGGAAGCTCGTCCCCCCTCTGGGGCAAGCTTCCCCTTCGGAGGCGTGGATTTAACTATGAGCCCCACTGGACACAGTGGTTTCAGGTCCTGTTCATGTACTTGGCAGGCTGGCTCTGATCTTCATCCTAAAATGTGCAGCGATACCAAAATCAAATCAAATCAAATCAAATCAGATTCATAACAACTTTCTGATATCAAAAAGCAAAGAACATTCCTACGCAACTAAAATAAAGAATCTAGGCTATACATAGTATGCATTGATGTCTGAACCAAAGATTGATGTCTGAACCAAACATTGATATGACTTTCTAACTATAACTAAAATCAAGATCTTTAAAGTGTATTCCGTTCCTATGCAGTCGGGTTTTGAGCCAAAGTCGGTTCTTGAGCCAAACTCGGTTCTTGAGCCAAACTCGGTTCTTGAGCCAAAGAAGGCATCAATCGAGCCAAATCTAAAATTTGCATCTGAGTTGTTTTTCACATTTTCTCTAATGAGGAAGGAAGGTGTGTGCATTTTCAATTGAAACTAACCTCATTATGTTGTAAAATAATGCGTTCGCTTGCAATGGTTACAAGCTCAATCGAATCAAACGTCATTTTGTTTCCATTTTTTTGCATGTTTTTGAAAACAATCGTTATTCCAAGGGCGCTCGGAATAATTATGTTAAAATTGCCTAACTCGCCATGTACAGCATCTTCGACAGCGACAATAGCTTGGTTGCTCATGTTTATATGATTGATTGAAATTCCCCCTCCCTGACTAGCAAAAATCCCCTCCACAAAAATCCCTCATTTTTTCCGGGGCGTTTTCACGAAAAGAATTTTACGATATTTATTTTTTTAAGAGAGCGTGATCGAGAGAGCCATGTCCAAACCATGGAAGCCAATGCTTACAAGTCAACGTCTTGACTGGATTCATGATAGATTCGATTTCGAACCGCGTCTATTCGACAACAATGTCTTGATAGAGAATGGTTTCTTACCAAGGTACTTCAAATCCTAATCTATTTTGAACGCTTTTTTATAGCCAACGTGTTGTAGGATCATCGGAGAAGATGTAGCGGATAAAACCAAAAGTCGTTGGGTGAAAGGAAAGATAAAGTCTAAATCTGGGGATTTGCTTGTGGTAGAATTCGAAAACAAAGATTTGATAACATATCACATTTCTGTTCTCGACGCTTTGAAGAAACAGTTCGCGGACTTAGCAAAAGATAAATAGCTGGTTATCTTGTCTGTATGTCTGGCTGGTGTATGTATGTGTCGTATGTTCGTTTGTCGTGGTCTGTATGATGTCCCTGACTTTTCTTTTGTTATAACTTTTAACTTGAACTCACTCTTGCGATTTCTGAAGCAAACGTTTTTTCTCGAAAGAACCTATCCTTTTCCATTCTATTTCTCCTTTTTCTTTCCTCTTTCTCCTTTTTCTCTTTTTCTTTCCTCTTTCTCCTTTTTTCGATTCCTTTTCTCCTTTTTTCGATTCCTTTTTCGATTCCTTTTCTCCTTTTTTCGATTCCTTTTTCGATTCCTTTTTCGATTCCTTTTCCTTTTTCGATTTCTTTTCCTCTTTCGATTCCTTTTTCGATTCCAAGCCTTTTGATCACATATTAATGAAAGAAAGACGCTGTCAGATGTGACAATATGGAATATTAAAAACTCTAGTTAGTTGGGTCAGGATCCTCCTTTTGTGATAAAACACTCGAAAATGTTTGCTTCAATCGATTCATATTCTATTCGTTTTCTATCGCATTACTCGAATGACAGTTTTCTTTTACGGTTTTTCAATGCTGTCGAAATGCTGGATGGCAGAGATTTCGCCATTCTTTCCATAAATGGAATCTCTTCCGCATGTTGTGCAATAAGAGTGCAAGTGGAAAGAAATGAAATTTTTGATGTAAACTCTTTAGAGACAGGAGCATTGAGCATACTTTTTCAAATGGCCATTGTAGAGCTCATCAACATGACCGAAAATAGGATACAAGTGAAGATTTTGCCGACCAGCAAGACGCATTCACCGCTAGAACTTGTTTGTGTTCTCCAAAATGTTTATATACAGTACACAAACGAAAGACTGTTGCTTGAATGTATGTATTTTGTATCGCTTCTTTATTCATTTCTTATTTCAACTTTTTTACTCTATAGACTCTGGAGACGCCTTCTTCACCAAGCATAACCCTTTGTTAAAGAGGAATGCAAAGAGTTCGAGTGAAAAGAGTTCGAGTGAAAAGAGTTCGAGTGAAAAGAGTTCGAAAGAAAAGAGTTCGAATGCAAGGAGTTCGAGTGAAAAGAGTTCGAGTGAAAAGAGTTCGCAAGACATTTCGCGAGACAGTTCGCAAGACGGTTCGCAAGACGGTTCGCAAGATTTTCTAAAAGGTAAAGTTTTTCATTTATGTTTAACGCAAGATTAAAGTAACCTTATGCAATCGCAGTCGAAGTCAGGGCGTCGACTTTGCCTCGTTATTTGAAAGCAGGCAATGGTCTATTTGCGTTAAAGGACTTTGTAAAAGGCGAAACGATTGCGACTTACGATTACGACAGAGTGATAGATGACGAAGAGTTGATCAGACTCAAAGTGCGAAAAGATAAGCAGGTGAAATATATCATGCAATTGAAGAAAAATGTACATTTGTGTGGCATAATGAAGGCACAATCTGGTCGTGGGATGGGTAGTTTAATAAACTCGGGTGGGAAATTGTTTAAGAACAACTGTATATTTTCTAGATACAAAAAAGAAATACGGATTAAGTGTTCCGTTCGTTTGATTAAAAAAGGAACGGAACTTTTCGTGCCTTACAATAGAGGGAGACTTGGAGACTAGCCTTTGTTTTTGTTTGTGGTTTTAAAAGAGAGTTTTTGCACCATTTCATAGATTTGAGAATAGTCTTTCTTTAAGCGAAAACAAATAGCAGGCAAAACAAAAGGGTGAAAGATAAGGAGAAAGAGCTACACTTCACGGAGACGCAACACACAAAAAGGCGTGGATGAATGTTGATACAAGGGCAGAATTTGCGTTGCGTTAGTGACTGCATCAGGACACATGAGCAATTCCTTCTCCACATTCTCCGTCGCCAAATACAGGGGATTCTCATTGGGATTGGTGATGAAATGGATGAAGAAATGCGGATCCAAATACGAATAGTATTCTGTCAATGCATCTTGTACGCAACTCAAATATGGCAAAATGATGACTCCGCTCTCGTTGAGTAAACTCTTCGCCATTAGTGGCAAGGTCTTTTGAAAGAAACTTTGCGTCCAGCGACTTCTTGCCCAGCCCACCTGTCATTTTTCATTTGTTTATTTCATTTCATTTCATTTGTTTAAGTTTATGTTTTATGTTACCGGAGAGAAGAAGTAATCTAGAATGATAAAATCGAATTGTTTTTGACCCCATAGCGCTTGTATAGATTTATGCATTAATCTTGCATTGGCAAAGCTGGTTTGGCAGTGTTTCTCTGAACTGCAATGTTTATCATCCAAGGTAAAGACATTGAAGCCAAACTTTTCCATTGAAAAGCATCGTTTACCATCCCTGTATTCTTTTTTTTGAAAACGATCAGATGCCTTCAAGATAAAATAAATGATTATTACCTTGTCCTCGGCTTGGAAGAGCTTCGTTGTTATTTGGATATTTCATGCCCAACAACAATGCATTCATCTTTTGAATTTTGGAATTTTCAAAAAAATTTCAAGTTTGAAAAAAAGATGAGCCAGATTCGGTTAACGTATCCGTTGGACTTTTTCTAAAAAATCAATTTATAATTTTTCATTGGAACGTTTCTAAAATGGATCCCAACCTTTCCGCTTTGCATGAAATACGCAAAGGGCTTCAAGATAAGTTGACAATTATTCCGATTATAGAAAATCTGGAAAAGGCATTGTCACGGTCGAGTGGAGATATTAAAATTCACGGCGAGAATTACATAAAATCACAAAAAATACTGATAGCAGATGTACTTGAAAAAATCCAAGAACTAGACGCAATTATTGACAACATTGAAATATTAGAACGAATCAATGCTTTGTCCATCAATCAAGCACCGTCGAACTGCGAAGAGTCAGCACAAGAGGCTTTGCTAGCACAAGAGGCTTTGCTAGCACAAGAGGCTTTGTCAGCGCAAGAGGCTTTGTTAGCGCAACAGACTTTGATAGAACAAGAGATGCTAGCACAAGAGATAGCACAAGAGACTTTGCTAGCACAAGAGGCTTTGTCAGCGCAAAAGGCTTTGTCAGCGCAAAAGGCTTTGTCAGCGCAACAGACTTTGATAGAACAAGAGATGCTAGCACAAGATATAGCACAAGAGACTTTGCTAGCACAAGAGGCTTTTCTAGCACAAAAGGCTTTGCTAGCACAAAAGGCTTTGCTAGCACAAAAGGCTTTGCTAGCGCAAAACAATGTGCATTCTACACTCCAGTACAAATCCGACCTGCATCGAGATGAACAAGATGAAAACTATTATGAAGATCCCAATGACTTTCAACTTCCATTGGGGGAAAGGTTGCAGAAAAAACTGGTTGCGACAAATGCGCCGATTAAACGTGGACCAGGTCGTCCTTCCAAAAAAGTGATGGAAGCTACCAGCGTGGCAGCATTTATTGATAGCACATGAGCATTTTTCTAAGCTGAAACTGTTGGTTTTCATGACCAACCCTTTTGAGACATGTTTTAAAAAAAATCAATGAAAAAGAAAAAGAAAAAGCAGGACACCTAAATGAATAGAGTTCTAAAATAGTCCTTTCGAATCGTCATGTAATTTGTATCTTTGTCATTAGTACTGTATCCAATCATAAGCTCGTCATTCATCAATTGCATACCCAATGCATATTCAACCTTGTTATTAAAGAAACGGAAGAGCTTTGTATACGTTTTTAAAGCGAGAGAATCTTTATCTAACACTACCATCACATGGTAATAGTATCTACGATCTTCGTAAGAAACAATGTGACAGAGAAACCAGATTTCATCGTCAATGACGACGCCGTTGGTTGACCCTCGTAAATGTTTAAAAAAGTAAGGAGTAGTGATTCGATTCGTAATGTGAAAGGTCGAGCCCGTGACTTTGCCAATCACGATCGGGTGCCAATTGTATATCATCACCATATCCGACCCATTCGCAGGACACATGACCCAGTTCTTTTCAATGGTATGTTGATTCTCGATCTTCAAATGAACCACGTCTTCGGTTTGAAAACTGATCCGATTGATCCACCCGTGCTCGACCACCATATTGCCTCGACTTAAACCGCGGTTCGCATTGTAGTAGATCTTGTCTTGATGGCAAAACAAACGCACATCTTCCAATCCAACGTAGACATTGTCAAACGATTTGTTATACTGCAAGACCTGTTCCTTCACAATCTTCCACGTCTTGGTTTTCTTTAGTAAAGCCAATGCATTGATTGTCTCGATATACTCTTCACAATCGTATCCCCCATCGTCTTTTATCTTATAATTCACGAATCGAACAAGCACGTACATTTGAGAACTATCGTTTGGATGCGAGCAGAAAGTCGGAGTACTCGATACAAATCGATCGCTTATATCTAGTGTACTTCCAATCATTCGCAAAGCGGATCCAAGTTCATTTGCATCCCATGTTCGAGTATCATACTGGCCAATCGAGGGCGAGTAAAACTTGTAATTCGAAAGTACGTTTCGAGCGATACTGTCTTCCATGAACTTGTCCTGTAAAATAGTCATGGACAAAAGAGACAAATCTTTTCCTGATGGATTATAATAGTATCCAAAGATACTTTGTTCATAATCGAGCTTATAGTCGTATATGTCTTTTTGCATAAACAGATAGTCTCGTTCCGAATGCTTTTCTCGAGATGCGTTGGCCATTTCATAGAAAGCATGAGCGAGCTTATGTTTCCCCTCATTTCGATAATGCTGAACGATTTCGTATAGGTTCTCGATTCGATTGGGAAACTCGTGGTATCCCGCCATCCAAGCGTAAACTGCTTTCTCGGGTTGTTGCAATTCCATCCAAATCTTACCAATGTTGAAATAGCTATACCACACTTCTTCTACCCAACCACCTGCTTTTATTCGCTTCTCATAATACTCGATCGCTTCCTGTTTTTTATTCGAATCTTTCAGACTATTGGCCAAATAAAACATGTATCGCTCGTTTGTTGGATCTTTCTCCAATCCGTTTTTCAATAGCCGTATATCTCTCAAGAATTTGTCGTGTTTCGATCCACCATCTCCAATATCTTTGATGAATATCAAGTCTTTCGACAAAACTCCGACCGATGTGTTTTTGGGCGCTTCCACATACTCATGTGTGACTCCTTTGTAAGAGAATCCAGCTTTGTTTCTTACAACTCTCGTGTTTTTGTAGTAAAATGTATCCGAGCCTTGGAATATGTAAAACAAATCGTTGGCTAGAAGCATTTGTTTCAATTCTTGCACGGGAGTCTTTGGGTTTCGCCAAAGAACCATATCTGCATCCAATAATAATACATAATCCGATTCTATTTCGTCACATGCTTTGAGAGCGAATGAACGATTGTATCCGAAATCTTGGAATGGCTCGACAATGACTTTTCCCGGAATGTTCTTTGCCTTGAAGAAATCTTCTATTATCTGAATCGTTTCGTCCGAACTTCCAGTATCGCATATACAATAGGAATCGATGAGCTCATACACAGAGTTCAATAAACGCGTGATAATCTTTGATTCGTTTTTCACGATCATATTCAGACACAAAGACGCCATTTTGTTTTCTTATTTTGTTTTTTTATGTTGTTTTTCCCCCTCCTTTTTTATATTCTTGACCCAAAAACACTCCTTTCTTTTTATTTAGAAGAATCTTCAATTATGATACTATCCTAATTAGAGGGAAAGCGATTTGAAGTGTCAAAACGTCAGAGGCACTAATGCAGAAATGTTCATTACTATCCTCGTCATAACTATTCCCGTCACTATCCTGATCATTATAATTATCATCATCATCAACCCCAATCCATATAACCTTAAGCGTGGAGCAGCAGTCGCTAGCTAGCAGCAACGCAACTCCGGCGTATGTGATGGCACGGTTGAAATCCAGGTTCAGCACCTTGAACCTGGATGAGCTGGTAGCCAGCATCTTCAGGTCACTATTCGAGATGAAACATCCACAAAGATCCAGGTCTTCCAGAAAGAAAAGTCTATTCAGGTAGGAGATGCCTTCATCGGAGATATCATTACATCCTTCTAGATTCAACCTTCGCAAATATGTCAACTTAGAGATACTTTCTAGCCCCGAGTCACCTGTATACCGACAGTCTCCTATCTCCAGCGTATTGAGCATGGGGCATCCTTCTGCGATACTCTTTACTCCCGCATCGGTTATAGGTGCCCCTTCCATCGACAGCGATTTGAGCATAGGGCATCCTTCTGCGATGCTCTCTAAACTAATATCGGTTATCAATTGGCAATAGTTGATATCAAGCACTTCCAACTGGGAACAGGTTTTTGCAATGCTGATTAATCCTGTATCGGTTATATCATTTTTGTGACTGCCACCACAAATAAGCACTTTCAGTTGCAATCCTACGATGCTTCCTGCGATGCTCGCAAGAGATGATTCGGTAACATTGTCGCATAAAGAGATATTCAGATCGGTTAGCAACAGAAGGTTCTGAACGATTATCTCGACGACTGCGTCTGTTGCACCGCTTCTGCTAAGGTTCAGAGATTGTAACAGCGATAGCCGAGAGATGTTGTTAATCAGCCCAGAGTTATTACAACTGTCTGCATTCAAAGACTTGAGCATAGCACAGCCTCCTGCGATGCTCTTCAAACCTACATCTGTTATTTGTTCACAAAAGCTGATATCAAGTACTTCCAATTGTGAGCAGCCTTCTGCGATGCTCACCATAGACGAATCTGTTATTTTGTGGCTTTCAGAGATATACAGTTCCTTCAACATCGGTAGGTTTTGTGCAATTATCCGAATGACAGAATCTGTCACACTTGTAGAACATTCAAAACTCCCATCTCCCTTATAACCGAGTTTCAGGGATGTTAGCAGTGGTAGCCGAGCGATGCTACTTTTGAGCCCGGTTTCTGTAATTTGAATACATTTTGAAATGTTCAGTGACTTGAGCATGGGACAGCCTTTCGTGATTCTTTCCAATCCTGCATCGGTTAATAATGTACATTGGCTGATATCCAGTTGTTCCAATTGGGAGCAATTCTCTGCGATTCTCACTAGAGATGAATCGTTTTTATTTTTCATGAAGTGTCCTTCTCGAAATCGAAACGTTAGAGTTTTTACTCGTTTCATTTGTAGTTTAACACGAGATAATTCGAAGGTCGCTATAGTCAAATAGTCACTATTGATATGCTCAGGCAAAGACAAATTTTCCACTTGCGAAAATAAAATTGCTTTCGCGATTATCTTCATGTATTTGTGGGCTAGTGGAGCAAAATATTCAGGAATGTGGAAATTCTTTAATGATATACGTCTCTTTGTGATCCATTTACAAAATTTCAGGAATTGTGTATTCTGTTGTTGGAAACCATCAAAAACAACGCGACCATCTTTCAACAATTTCAGAAATTCCAACCTCTGCTTTCGATTGCAACATGCCGAGTCCAAATGTGCCACATCTTTTATGCCGATCCAAGTTGTGAGCACTGATATTGTGATGTCTTCGGGAAAAGAGAAGAACATCATTTTTCTTTTTTATAATTTTCGACTTCTACTTTTCCTTCAACTTGAAGTGAAGACCAAAAATTCAATAATCAACTTCAAAAGATGTCATGTGTTGATCCATTTCTGGGTTATAGTCTAACATTGGAATTGTTTTCCAATTTGTTTGTTAGTTCTGGCAAAGCTTGAACTTTTGACTTTCTTTGACCTCTGATTTTTTCCAACTACAGATGAAGGAATATGCAGTGACTTGGTTCAAGAACATGGAAGCAAACGATTTTAAGTGTTCTTTTTGCAAAAAGGATAAACAAAACCCTTGGATTTGCAATGTATGCTGTATCGTGACTTACTGTTCGAAAAGATGCCAGTTGAAACATTGGGCCGAGCACCGAAAAACATGTTCTCTTTTGAAAAACACTTTCAAAGGAAAGCAGATACAACTTTACAATCTGGCTTCGTATGGCACACGAGAAATGATTGAACGTGAAGGTTGGTTGGAAACGCCAGGAAAAAAAGCTACATTCATTGCTTGGAACACAAAACATACAAGTTTGTTGATTGCTGCGGTATTAAATGGCAACATGGAGATATTACTGTTGCTACGGGATTTATATTCTGAGTTGAATGCCGATTTAAAACGAATTGTGAATTATAAACCGGTGAAGAATGGAGGAACCGCTCTCATGGCAGCGAGCTATGCAGGCTATCTTTCCATTACAAAGATCTTGCTCGACCATGAAGCAGACATAAATGCAGCCGACAATGAGGGAATGACTGCACTTCACTGGGCTGCTCGTGAAGGGAAGGTGGATGTGGCTGTGTGTTTGATGGATCAAGGCGCTTCCGTTCATCTAATGAACAAGGACGGTGAAACTGCTCTCCATCTGGCGATGTGGGGAGGACACGTGGAGGTAGGCACCGCGCTAATCGAAGTTGGTGGAGCCGAGGTGAACGCGGAAGACAACGTCGGCTGGACTCCTTTACACTGTGCGAGTGACCAGGGCCATCGTGCATGTGCCAAGATGCTCTTGGATCTGGGGGCCAAGATCGATGCGACTTCCAAGACTAGAAGGACTCCTCTGCACCAGGCTTGTCAGCAGGGTTGTTTCAAGTGCGCGAGGATGCTGATCGCGATGGGTGCAGATCTCCACTCAGTTGACCAGGCAGGTGCGAGTCCTTTGCTCCTGGCAATCTTTCTTGAGCACGGATGCACTAAGCGTCTCTACGAAGGAATGAGAAACGATGGCTTGACTACTCTTCAATGGGCATGCGAAGAAGGTCATTTGGAAATCGCTAAACTACTGATAGACTTTGGTGGCAAAAAAAAGAAAAAAGTGGACTGGATTCTACTTGAACTTCTATGCACTGGAAGCTATTTGAATATGACCAAGATGATGGCAGAGTCTGTTCTTGTGAATGTTCATGCAGTGAATAAGGATGGCGAGACTCTTCTGCACTCGGCATGTCAAGGCAATTATCTAGACGGACATCTGGACATTATCAATATGTTGGTAGAAATGGGCGCAGATATCAATGCAGTAACTAAAAATATCGATCACGGATGGACCCCTCTCGTCTTTGCATGTGATAAAGGCAATCTCAAGATGGCCAGGTTGCTGGTACGCTTGCGTGCGGATGTAGACGCAACAGATAATGGAGGCATGTATCCTTTGCATTTTGCATGTGAAAGAGGTTTTCATGAAATTGTCGAACTTCTTTTACATTCAGCGGCTGATTTAAATGCTCGTGGCCTTAAGGACCGGACTCCTCTACACTGTGCATGTCGAGCCAATCATGTGGACGTCGCCAAACTGCTTATAGAGTCAGCCGCTGATGTCAATGCATTGGATGTGGATGACGAGACTCCTCTACACTTTGCATGTCAAAAAGGTAGTCTTCAGATTGCAAGGATGCTTGTGCATCAAGGCGCTAAAGTCGATATAGAAAATACGAATGGCTTCACCGCGTTGAATTTAATGAATGATGTGAACAAACAAACTGAACTCAACAACCTTGCCAACAATGTCTGCTAAAATCACGTTGAGAAAGATGATATAACTCTTTGTGCGGGGAAAAGGTGTTTTTTATGTTAACTTTTGATTGCGCAGTAAAAAGTTAAGGAAATAAAGGAAATTATCATTATTTATAGTCTCACGAATACATTGGTCGATCCAGTCGTGAAAGACTTCGTGCAGGATAGCGTCTGGAAGATGTAATAGCATTTGCATCTCTGCTTTGTCAATGATTGCCATCATGGTCATCAATCAACATCGTGTCCTGTGAAAAATATTTTTGAGAAATTTTAAGTTGAAGTTTTGTCTGCTTTCAAAAAATGAATCGATCCAGACGAGAAAGCAAACCGAATCGGTTTTACTCAAATGCTGATACAAATCTGAAAGCGGGAATGAACGAGATGAAAGGGAAAGTGAAAGGGAAAGTGAAAGGGAAAGGGAAAGTGAACGAGAAGGAGAAGGAGAAGGAGAAAGATAAATGGACCATTTACAAAGACATAATTCAAAAAAATATTTCTACGATTACAAGAGAACAGCATTCAGTCAATACCTTTCAAGAGCAAGACCACGATTTCACAAAAGAGATTAACTTGTCGAATGCGAAGATTTTCTTAGCGAAGCAAACTATTTATGCCACATTCCAGAAGATCTCGGGTGAGAATAGCACTGATAAAATATGGGAGTGTCTAAAAATAGAAGATGATGAAATCGATATAGATGAAGTATTATGCTCGCGATGCAACCAAGATTCGAAAGATGACGATGACATATTATTCTGTGATAGAAAGAATTGCTTTCGAGCTTATCATAAAAAATGCTTGGAGCCTCAACAGCAAGACGATTGCGACGAAGACTGGTTTTGTAGACAATGTTCTTGTATAGATGATTGTTTAGATGCGGTGAACGAGATGGTTCTTGACGGGCACGCTTGTGAAGATTGGCAGGAGCTCTTTCCAGAAATCCGCATTCAGGACACTAGTGCTACCAGGTTTTTGTTTTATCATTAAAAAAGATTTCACTGTTTTACCATTCATACATTTATAGCAATGAAGAGGAGGATGACGAGGAAGACGATGACTATGTTCCAGACGTTGCATCCCCTCAATCTCATGCTTCAGCATCATCAGCATCATCAGCATCATCGAAGTCGTCGGACGTGGACGAGGACGTGGACGAGGACGAAGTCCACGATCTCCTGATGGACGAGGTCTCCCCAGAGGCAACAATAGCAAACGATATCGACGAAAGCAATATCCTTCTTCGCAAGAGACAACGCGCCTCCGTCGACTACGCCACACTAAGCTTGCAGATGTTCGGCACACAAGCGGATTCGGATGAAGAGTCCGCCGCTTAGAATGACAAAACTCTCCTCCCATCCAATAAAAATCAATTCAGTTTTTTTGAATTGACTTTTTATTTTACTTTTCTCCCATTTATTTTTTCCCCCCCCCTCCTTTTTTAAGAATGGCATTGGATTTGACGTTCACTCCCAAACTGAATTAAGAAGGGTTTAACATAAAGTTTTACAAAAAAGCACACTGAACGGCATTCGTTTTGACAATAAAGCTCCAATAAAAGCAAACCAATATAATAACAAAACTATATGAAATGATAAAAAAAGCATTACGAGACAGTAAGACAATTCCCCAAAAATGGACATTTTGGCTTTCTTTTTGACAAGTCGAAGGCATTCGTTTTGACGGCATTCGTTTTGACATTTAGGCATTCGTTTTGACATTTACGGCTTTCCTTTTGACATTTGCTGGCATTCGTTTTGACGCTTGACTTTATTTCATTTTGTAACGTATACTATGAATCATTGTATTCCATGTGATATGACTTTCAGTTCAAATAAATGTCTACAACAACATTTGAAATGCAACCGTCACATCGAGCGAATAAAACAATCCGATAATCCTCGATTTGAGTGTAGCATATGTGGAAAGAAATATACTATACGACAGAGCCTACATGCGCATAAGAAAACCTGCGTTGCTGTATATGATACACCGTCGATACAGGAAATTCTTGAACTGAAAATGGATGAGTTGAAACAGGCATTTGAGATAGAGAGACAAGAAATGAAATCCCAAATTGCCATACTTCTGGACAAACACGCGGGAACAGTCACGAATAATACCAATAACATTGAGACACAAAACATAAATATTCACATAAACTCTTTCGGAAATGAAAACACCGACTATATTGACGACAAGGCGATTCTAGCATGTATCGGTCGTGTATATAAATCCATCCCTTCTCTATTGGAGAAAATCCATTTTGATCCAAAACACCCTGAGAATCATAACATCAAAATCACCAATAAGAAATTGCCATATGCATCCATTATGGGAAATAACCAGAAATGGAAAACCGTGGATCGCAAAGACGCGATTGAGACAATGGTATTGAACGGATACAATATGTTGGACGAAAAATATACCGAAAAGAAAGAGAAAATCCCCGTATCCAAACAACAGAATTTTGAAGGCTTCCAATCCAAGTTTGAATCTGAAGACAAAGATCTGTTGAAACAGATCAAAACCGAGGTGGATATGCTAGTTCTGAACGGCGTGTGAGTTGCTGTAAGACTTTGTAATACATGAAACATTTGCTGTCTACAGTCCAGTGGAGTCCAAAGGTATAACGCGCATACCGTTATTGAATTTATCAAAAATGGAGATACCCATAAATGCCATTATGATGTTATAGGTGGGTGCTTTGTTTGTAATTTCGTTGCAATTAATTGGGTATATTGACTAGGAAGTTCTTCTTCTGCTGCAATAGCAAGTGCAATATCACATGCGCCATTATACACCGGAACAATCAAATCAAACAATATCGGACCCGTCAAATGACCATCACCAATATTAATAGCAAAATCTCGAACTCCTTGTAGAGCAAATATGCTAGGTCTTGGTAGATATGGATAGTAGCGTTTCCAGAAGTCAGAAATTGTCCAAAAGTTCGCATGGCGTGCGATATTCGAAAAGGATTTCAAATCCTGAATGCGTTGTTGTATTTTACGTAGATCTGGTCGTTGGAAATCGGTAGTGCAAAATGAAGTAGATCGTTGAATCAAGGTTGGTGAGTTGAATAAATAACACATAATTAGCCCATCCAATATGCCAGCCAGAAGTATTGTTCCTGAAGTTAATTCGTGAGCAACTTTGTCTTCATACAGAGCCCATTCTATGTCGTCGAAACGTTGAAGTGCATCTAAGACATATATCAAGTTACGTTTCACGTGAAACAATCCAGAACACAATGCGCGAATATGCAGAATGCGACTTGGTACGTGTGGTGAAAGTTGTACAGGTTTTGCCTGGATATTGTCATGAAAGTAGTAGTTCAGTATTTTGTTATACGGATCAAACATGTTTTATGATATAAAAAATGTTTATATTACTTACTCTTTCACTCATTTGACTAGTAGCCAACTGTCAAAAATAGTAACAAGTTGAACTTTGACTAAAACTTGAGGGAATTCAAAATGCACTCTCATGCAAAACGGAAGGATCTTGACATTTTGAAATCCGTGTTCGGGGTCGCACTGTAATCGTCATCTGATTATATTTACCATATAATAATTTGAATTCGTTCATCATATGCATCATACACAATTTTGTTCTACGGACCTCTTCGAGTTTTCGTATTTCCTTCGCTTGTATATTGATAGTATTGTTCAATTCGTCCAAGCGTTCGGAATTTTTTCTGGTCTGAATTTCTACCTCTTTTTTGGTTTGGATTTCCACTTCTTTTCTGATGAATTCGTGCAAGCTTTCAGATTTACCTTGATCCATGTTGTGGGGAACCTTTCTATCTTTCAACAATTTGTGTTTAAGCAGTTCAGAGAATTCAGACTACTACCCCCACCACTTCATGTCGAAACGTCCCATTTGGCAACACAGAACTACATATTGCAGCAACGGTTTTATGAAACTTTTTGCTACTTGTTCAAGAACAAGATAAAAGATCATCTTGTCGAGGAAAGACCGAACATCTCGCAACTTTTCTTCAAAACTTTTTTTCAGATGCAGAACACTTCACAAGTTGAACTTTGGAGTTCAAAATAGCGACTTAAAGATTGTTTCAAGAAAGAAAGAAATGGAAAATTTCAAAGCAGACATGTTGCATAAACTGACTATGATGGATCAAAAGCTCGACCATTTTATTCACCGTTGCATAAATATGGATATGGACCAAAAGCGAATGCAAGAAGAACAGAGGTATGTAGAGCATCAAAGACAAATCTTGAATCAAAGAAAGATCACCTATACTCTCGCACATAGGAATCAAACGTTATCCATGCTTACTTCAACTGAACTAATGAATCTCGGCAAGACGAAGATAAACCAGTTTCCACATTTCAACCAAAAAGGCCAGTGCATAAACGCTTCTAGTGAAGCCTTTTCTTTTTTTACAAGTTGTCATACATTGATGAACGCTCAAATAATCGAGGCGATTTTAATACCTTCGCGATTTGAAGGGAAAAGGCATCCTCTTCGCTTCTATGATGGCGATAAGATTTCAGATAAGATTTCACCGAATCGACTTGTGGTAACGCGGGACATGCAGTCATTCAGATATGAGTATTCCACCGTTTGGGAAGCAGACGATATTCACGAGGAAGATATAGGCGTAGCGGGATGTTCGCATACTGTCGTTTTGGTTCAAACTGCAGACGCGAAAGTTGTTCTCGTTGATTGGAGCTGTGGACAATTCCACGAAATGGATTTGGTGAATGCACGCCTTTACTTTCAGAGAAATAAATTCTAATTAGAAAAGAAAGGATGTCTTTTACCCGTTTTCACGATGATCCCGTACGCATCCAAAAACAATTGCAACAAAGTGTCGATCCGTGTAGATACCAATTAAATCGACCTGGACCAGGGCTCGATTTGCCTTTTCACGAAGACCCGCAAATGAGACTTCAACATTGGGCCGCCAATTTACAAAACAACAGCATTCAACTAGAAAGCGAATTACGAGGAATGAATCGACTTTGGAACCGAGATTTAGTAGAAATGAATGATTACAAAAAGTTTACGACTCCCTCGACCATTATGGCTTCCTACTCTTCGGCCCAGCCATTTGTCGAAGAATCCCGCGCAAGTCATCCTGCGTGGATGTTTCGAGATGTACAACAATTCAAATGGGAATTTCCGTTTATAGATCCTCAGCATGCCGCCGCCGAAAAACCATTTCACCATAATATTCAAACGCGTATTCTGGAAAAGGATTCTTTCGTGCCCGTTCCTCGTTCTTAGTTCTTTTTCTTATATATAATATACAAATGGCAGAACTACTTATTCCGTTGATTGCCTTTGGGGGACTTTATTTAACGACTCGAAAAGAACAAGAAGGGTTTCAGCAACCAAGAAGCAAAGAACTGCCCAATACCAACATTCCCGATCGTAATTATCCACCTGAAGAACCATCTGTCTCGACTGATTTGGAACAAACATCTCGTCTTTCCACCATTAACAAATACGATCAGCAGAGCGCATACACGGACAAATACTTCACCAATCCTCCTGTACCCGTTTCAAATGGTTCTTCTTTCCAATCAATGACCGGCCAAAGAGTGAGTGCAGACTATTTTCAACACAACAATATGGTTCCTTATTTTGGAGCCAAGAATCGGTCCGTTATTAAAGAATCAAATACGAACGAGAGTATTCTGGATACTTATTCCGGTTCAGGTACCCAGTTTATCAAAAAGAGCGAACAATCCCCGTTGTTCGCCCCCGGAGAACATTTGCAATATGCACATGGAGCCCCGAATCAAAATGACTTTTACCAATCTCGAGTAAATCCTTCTCTCAGAATGGCCAATGTGAAACCGTTTCAAGAACAACAAGTCGGGCCTGGGCTAGGATTAGGCTATACGAATGAAGGAAGCGGTGGATATAATTCAGGTATGGCAATGAGAGAAGCTTGGATGCCCAAATCGGTCGACGAAATGCGAACCAACAATAACCAGCGTGCATCAGGCGTCGGGTTATTTGGACACGAGGGTCCCGCAAACAGTTCTATTAAAACGCTGGGTTCTATTGGAGATGTCGAAAAGAATCGCGTCGAACGAACATTTGATATGGGTCCCGACAGATACTTCACTACTACGGGAGTGGAAAAAGCGCCACCTCTCCATGCGATTCCAATCGATCGATATGTCAAACGCCCCGAAACAAGTGCGTCTTATGCGGGCATTGCGGGAGCACACAATTCAGAAATGTATAATCGTAATGGTGAATTCATGGAATCCAAACATATGGATTTGGGACCCGTTCCTCTCGGTGGAGCAAGACAAGCAAGTTGCCCCACTGTCTCGGACTTTGAGATGCAAGCCCAGCGAGCATACCCCAACAATCGGTCTACCAATAGTTCCGAGACGTACTTTGGAGCGTTCAGTGGTGCCATTGGTGCCGTGATTGCCCCACTTCTCGACGAACTACGTCCTTCGCGCAAAGAAAATGTGCTTGGTACATTGAGACCTTATGAGAACGCGCACACTAAAGTTTCCTCTTCTTATTTATTCAACCCCAACGATCGTCCCGCGACCACCATTCGAGAGACAACGGAAATCAATAAATTCACCTCTGGTGTGAATCGTAATCAAAACGGAGGCGCGTACAATACTACCCCGCATCAATCCATTCACAATCAGCGCGAGACAACCACGGATGTGTTTTATGCAGGGAATGCTAGTGCGGGGGATCGTACCAAAGCCATTCGACCCTATGATGCGGAATATCGTCAGCGAAACAACGAGACAAAATCGTCCACGATTCAAGGACATATGGTGCAGGGGAACATGAATCTCATGAATGCAGATATTCAGATGCGCAATCGCAACGGGGAGATGTCGAATACCCGACCCTTAACAAGAACGAATGCTCCTCAGCAGTTTCATTCTGCCGAGACGATCGGGGCAATGCAGAACAAACAAACCACCTATTCCAACCTCCAAATGGATCGCAATACGCCAGATATTTTAGACGCTTTTCGCCAAAATCCGTATACCCATTCCTTAACCAATATCGCTTAAAAAAATAAAATCGGTGGTCACTATATAATGAAGCGTCCGTGTCGCGATTCAGATGGAACCTACCATATCCATGGTCAAAAGTTTAAGGAACTGTTTGGTTCGAGACAACAAGTGTGGAATAAAACGTGCTACAAAACGGAAGGTGGGCTTGTCAGAAGCGATTTGCTCATGAACAAATGGGGACGGATTGTGTCTGCCAAGAAGCATGCCACCGCCAAAAAGGAAATGCGTTTATTAAAACATGGATATACCGCGAAGAAGGGAAAGTTTGGTTTCGTCAAGGTGACACCCAAGAAGACCCGTAAGTCGCGTTAAGTTTTCTATATGATTTCCAGTAAAATAATATAGAGAGTCGGCATTTGAAAAAGAAAATGAATGATCGAGACAACCGCGCATTTGAAAAGGAGTTTTGGAATATAACAGAAACGATTCGAAATGGAGCGGTGTGTGTCGGAACAGATGATGTCACACAACAATATCGCCAAAACTGTTTAGAACAAGCCTATTGGCGTTTGTGCCATGAATTGGCACCGATTTTGCTGTCTAATGGACTACTGTCCAGTAGCCAAGAACTGCTGAATTTGTTGGATACCTCGGCGATGATACAGAAAAGATTGATTCGACCTGTGTCTCAAAGTTCGACGCAAACTTGAGTGAACCAATAGTCATCCATTGAACTCTGTTTCCACCGAATACCAAAATAAGAATAGAATATATCAGGACATTTATCAGCATCCTTCTCTGCGATACACAAATCATTGAAAAACTGTTCTAGAGAAGACCGACACAAAAACATGGAGGAATCTGATTGTAGACGCACCAAATAGTCTTGCAAAGTGTATATAGGCGCGCCGATTGTTGTAAACGCATCTTGATTGGATTGTAAGAAACAGGCACATTCTCCTTGTCTCAATATTGAAAATTTATGATATGGTGTATGAAACGAATATAGTTGTAGTTCGTTTGTTTCTAGAGAATTTGGGAGCTCACAAAAGGACTGTTTATTGTATTTCATGCCAATTTCATCCAGAGTCAACGGAATCCGTGTTAAGAAGAAAAATACCGCTGTGGTAGTTGATGTGCAACTATTCGCATCTAAACCTACGTAAAACGATTTCCCGTTATAATGAATGTATTCGGGATGCGATAAGTTTCTCATGACTTTACCTCTTATCCTATGTGGAACGTCATCAATTGTTTTCGTGCGTAGATAGTTCAAAGTAGCATCCATAATAGTCATGTAGAAGTTTTACATCCAAACTTAACGAAACTTCAACTTTTATGAGTCTTGAAAAAGATGTCCCAGTACATAAACATATGTCCGTAGTTACAGTTAAAATGTTGGTGATGCATATGATGGTCATGCGGGGTTCCGAACCCAATCCGTTTGAACACCGGGTCCCAAGGATGACTAAATTCGGAATGAATAAGAGTTAACCAATTTGCATAAATAGTCCCGAACGTCATATAGGACCATACATTTGCAGGTACGATTTGGCACGAAATAAACAGAGGGATTAATATCATACATATCGTATCCATATACGAACCATTGAACGCGTCAAACATTTTCGGGTGAATAAATCGATGGTGATGTCGATGATATTTCGAATATTTATGCTCGATCATATGCATGCCGTATTGAATGAAATCCTGTAATAAAAGCAATTCGGCGACATGTATCCATTGAATATTTCCTTCGAAAGAATAATAACTCGACGGTATCCACCCGCAATTCCAAGTAATGGTCAAATATCCAATCAACAGCAGAAACCCTTCGGGTTGTATCAAATGTCCGAATATCTCGTTGAGTTGGATTTCCCGTTTTGTCGTATAATAAATGACTGTCACCGTTTGACCTACCGCGACGCTCGTGATTCCTAAAACAAGACCTAGATATTCAGAATTTGAGTCCGGATCTTTTGGAAAATCATAGTATGTGAGAAGTAAAGGCACCGAGAGAAGGGAAGACCAGAACAAACAGGAATAGGCCAAATCGAATATCATATACATTTATCTTTCAAAAATAACGGCGGTCAATTGAAACTTTTTAATTACTTTCAGATTTATTTTTATCTTGTTATTTTCGTCATCTATAAAATAACAATGTTCGTAAATGTCGAATAAAATGTCGAGTATTTCATTTATGTCCGATTCTCTCAAAAACACGCGATGCAATGAAATATAAATTGTTGGTTTATATGTTTCGAGAAATGTTTGCATCGCTGGAATTAATATGATTTCACCACCTTCTATATCCATTTTGATTAACCCTATATTTGTCGAGTCTATATCCCGTAGAGCGGTTTCGATAGTTATGGTCTCTACTTGTATAATATCGCACTTTCGTTCCTCATACGAAAGAAACCCTTCTTCTCCATAATTATGATAGAATTCTTCTTTATTCTCTAACCCGACTAATAAAGTAGACATGGAATTTCCCAATTCTCCGTTCCCACCGAATTCAGAGACGCTATCTCTATCGCTTAACGCTTTTCCAATCACGGTGATGTTGTCGAATGAATTCACGGATAGATTTTCTTTTAGTCTCTCTAATGCGATCGGATCGGGCTCGAAACAAATCACTTGTTTGAATTTATTCGCACTGTACAATACAGTTGGTCCGATCCATGTACCAATGTCTACATAAATTTTATCTGGATTTTGGTAATGGTCTAATATATGAAACGTATTTTCTTCCCAGTTGCCGTTATGTACTTTCGGCATAAACCATCCAATAGAATATAGACCGCTAATATTGAATTCAGTGTCTCTTTTTTTACACTGTTGTACCAGACTCATGGTTGAGTTGTATGTCGAATTATTTTTATATGGTTCATTTTTTCCTTTTCACAACAACTACATATATAACGTTGTCGATTGTTAACAATATAATTTTATTATTTCTAACAATTCATTGTTTTCTTTCCTTTCAATTCTATCCATACACTCGCGGATTGTCTCTACCAGTTTAGTTAATTTATCTTGAATATCTATTTTGCTCACATTTGAGTCTGGATTAAACCGTATAAATAACCATTTGCCACTGTGTATCATATACACATCATCATAGCGAATCTCTTCGTCTATTTTGTCATATCCTCGATGACCGAACTCATCTGTTTCAATGGCTAGAATTGTATTGCCTATCAATTTACGATGGTCTATACGACGACGATGTGTGCAATCGCAATTACCTGTATACAGCCGTGTGTCGTGTATAAACCCATCAAAGTTTTTATTGATGATATTCCTTACCATTATTTCTTTGGTATGTCTATAAGTAATTTTACTTCGTTCATCATTTGGAAAGATTTCTTTGAAACAAGTAGCACAATATCCGTCGTATGCAGATGATCCCGATCGACTATCTATCCAATCTATACAATTAGGACATCTCGCTCCGCCACCATGTGCTATACATTTATCGGTTTTGCCTTGTGCACTTACTTTACAACCTGGTTCAACACATCTCGCTCCGCCACCATGTGAAATACATTTATCGGTTTTGCCTATGGCACCTGATTTACAATCTGGTTCAACACATCTCGCTCCACCACCGTGAGCTACACATTTGTCAGTTTTGCCTTGTGCACTTGATTTACAATCTGGTTCAGCGCATCTCGCTCCGCCTCCGTGAGCTACACATCTATCGGTTTTGCTTATGGCACTTGATTTACAACCTGGTTCGACACATCTCGCTCCGCCACCGTGTCTTTTACATTTATCGTTTTTGACTCGTGCACTTGATTTACAACCTGGTTCGACACATCTCGCTCCGCCACCGTGTGATATACATTTATCGGTTTTGCCTCGTGCACTTGATTTGCATCCTGGTTCAACGCATCTCGCTCCGCCACCATGTGATATACATTTATCGGTTTTGCCTATGGCACCTGATTTGCAACCTGGTTCAACGCATCTTGCTCCGCCACCATGTGAAATACATTTATCGTTTTTGACACGTACACTTGATTTACAGCCCGGTTCAACGCATCTTCCTCCGCCACCATGTGAAATACATTTATTTGTTTTGCCTATGGCACTTGATTTACAATCTGGTTCAACACATCTCGCTCCGCCACCATGTGAAATGCATTTATTGGTTATGCCTATGGCAATTGATTCGCAATTTGGTTCAATACACAGACGCCTTATGCGTTTCTTTATTACAATGCAATATTCTTGCAACATTCTTGAAATAATATATATACTAGATAAATATTATTTTAAGTCATTTTCCCTAAACTTCTCTCGAAAAAATATACATCGGTGATTTTATCCATTTTTCGTTGTTAATTTTGAATTGATATTCTTTATTTTCAATTGTATATTTGGATTTGAGAAGATTTTTTATAATCGATAACCAAGGGCGTTTTCTTTTATCTGGTTCTCCAACTGCTTTCATGTTGTTAAAAGCAAACCATTTGCGTATTTCGGGTATTAGCTCCATAATTTGAGATTGTATTTCTATATTTTGGTCTAATTCATATAACGTGTATGTATTTTTATTTTCCAAATCTAGTATACCAATTATTTTGTCAGTAATTTCATTTTGTTCTTTTTTGTACAATTCACTTTTTAATCTCATCTATGTAAATTATAGTATATAATTTTTATACTATTTCGCATTTATAAAAATCTGCATCTTCCTCGTACATTTCTGCCCGCGAAGCGGGTGATCGATGAATCTTCTCGAGAAAATACCAAAAATGGGAAAACTGATACGGAAAATTTACAATCGTTATGTATCAGCATCAAAAAAAATAAAAAAAATTGAATTTAATAAAAAAAACTAATTCATAATTAAATTAAAATGACGTTGGATGACTATATTAGACAATTGCCGCCTTATATTGGAAAGGAAATATTCAAGTTTATTATTCCCGATTCTCTATTGATAAAATATGATGACAATCGTGTTCAAACTGCACTTATCAACGATAAACCAATCAAAAATACAAATGGTGAATATTTGACGAGATACAAAAAGAATAGTCATCATCGATATTATTTAAAAACTAAAACAATTAGATGTTTTTGCGACGGTTGTGGTCGAGAAGACTGTCATAGCAGGGGGTGTAGAGGTGGACATAGTTATGAAATTTATTATACATCAAGGTTTGTTGGTAAACACGTCGATAAAGCATTACTTGAATTAGCATTAGCTAACAGACCAGTTCCAATCCTACCCATTCAAGATCTCGAGAATTTGGAGAACTTGAATGGGTGGTAATTCTCGAGAAAAATACCAATCCAATTTTTTCTGGAGAAAAATAAAAAGTTTCATCAAAAATAAATTTCCCCCCCCCCTCATTGACAACTATTGACATCAACTATTGACACATTTTTAAGAAAAAACGAACTTATCAAGGAAGGATACTTTCTAAAACCTTTCATTTTTTCGCTCGACAAGTTTGCTGACTATTGACTTTTTTGGACAACTATTGACAATGCCATTTACGAGAGGTGTTAGATTTATAACACGAAGAATCCTTACTATCCCAGGTCACCCCAAAGATCTTGGGTTGGGAGAATGCTTCTCCTTTTCTCGAGAAAAATACCTACCCAATTTTTTTTGGAGAAAAATATAAAAAGATTCATTAAAATAAATTCCCCCCCCCTCATTTCCAACTATTGACGTCAATTGTTTACATATTTTGAAGAAAAAGCAAACTTATCCAGGAAGGACACTTTCTACCCCCTTCGTTTTTTCGCTCGATCAGTTTGACAACTGTTTACACATGGTCTGATAACTATTGACAATACCATTTACGGAACGTTTCGACATTCAAAATTAGAAATCCTTATTATCCCAGGTCACCCCAAAGATCTTGGGTTGGAAGAATCCTTCTCCTTTTCTCGAGAAAATAAAAGATCAAACTTTTTTGAGAGAAAAATAAAAAGTTTCCAAAAATAAACTCCCCCCCCCTCATTTCCAACTGTTGACACCAAGAATTGACATTTTTTTAAGAAAAAACAAACTTATCCAGGAAGGACACTTTCTAAACCCCTTCATGTTTTCGCTCGATCAGTTTGACAACTATTGACTTTTTTGGACAACTGTTGACAATACCATTTACGGAACGTTTCGACAAACTCGATGTAAATTGCCTTACTATCCACGGTCAAATGTGATATCTCGAGAAAAACGTATAAAAAAAATATATCAGTAATGTAAATGCAATATTGTGATATTTGTAAAATGACCTTCAAAACGAAAGCATATCTAGAAAAACATATTGCCAACTCAAAACTTCATGCCAAAAGGAGTGTATCTGATCTATGCTACGTTTGTCCATGTGGAAAAAAGTATTCTCATCGACAAAGTCTACATTTACATAGAAAGTCCTGTATAATGGATAAATCGGAAAACGAGACACAAAAACAAAAGATTAATCAATTAGAACAACAAATTGAGCAATTGTTACTCGCACAATATCCAATGCAACAAAACACCACCAACAATATTGGAACACAAAACAACAATGTTCATATCACGGTGAATGCATTTGGGAATGAAAATGTGGATTATATTACAAATAAAGTATGTCTCCAAATCGTAAATCAAGTATTCAATTCCGTTCCTACTGCCGCTCAAATCGTCTTTTTTAATCCAGAACATCCCGAAAACCATAATATTAAAATACCAAACAAGAAGGAGCCATATGCAATGGTTATGATTGCGAACCAGAAATGGGAAATGATGGACCGGAAAAAAGCCATTGCAAAAATGACGATGAAAAGCTATAATGTAGTCGAGGAGTCTTTCGAGAAAGTTCACGACCAAATGTCACATACAAAGAAGAAACATTTCAAGAATTTCTGCGAGAAAATGGAAGAAGAGGATCCTGTTTTGATAAAACAGTTGAACAATGAACTGGAAATGAAGGTACTTAGTGCGACTAGAATGGTTGAAGGAGAAGTATAGTATTCTTTTGTCTCAAACTTTTTTTTGAGACAAAAACAAATTTAAGGAATCCCTTTCCTTTTCTCGAGAAAATAAAAGATCAAACTTTTTTGAGAGAAAAATAAAAAGTTTCCAAAATATAATTCCCCCCCCCCTCGTTGACAACTATTGACGTCAATTGTTTACATTTTTTTGATAAAAAACAAACTTATCCAAGAAGGATACTTTCTAAAATCCTTCATTTTTTCGCTCGATCAGCTTGACAACTATTTACACTTTTGTCATAACTATTGACAAGACTATTTGTGTGGCGTTTCGAGACAATTAAAAACGAAAAGGTTACTAACTCAGGTCAAATATCAGACGCCAAACACGTTTTCATCCGAATACAAAACATATAAGAATCCATCCTTATCTTTGTGTTCTTGATAAAGATGAGACATGAGAGCAGAAGAAGGAGGAATACAACCATTGATAAACAAAAAAATAGCTTTTTCTGCTGGCAAATGCAATCTGGTACGAATCACAAATATAAATTGACCACAAGTCATGTCTAATGGGACTAAATATTTATTTTTTTCTAAAGGATTTGCTTTCGAGTGAACTACTTTTTCACAAATCAATGGTATTCGGTTGGAATATTTTCCAAGAATGCGATTGGTTTCCCAGCATCTTTGTTCGAAAGTATATTCTGATTTGAATCCCATATTGTTTCTGATTATAAAAAAATATAAAAATATTTCGTATTTTTATATAATGGAGCCAATAAAAACAATAGTCAATGTTGGAAAATACAAATTCCAAATAATGGACAATACATTATCTTTGAGAGGGCAAATTTATTGTCGAAATTTTAGAATTAGAGGCAATAATATAGATTGTGTCAATGTATCTATAACTTACAATGAAAATAGACCAGTTTCTGCATCTATTCCTCATATTATGTACGACGAAGAATGTTCCATATTCGACAGAGGAAATGGTTCCATTATCATGATAAATACTTTATTGCATCATATTCAACAACAAATACCTACAATCACCGAAATTCATTTTGAAGATAAATCAAATATTGAATGTGCAACTGAAGAATCAAAGAAAGCTTCTAGAAACCGGAAGAGGGGAACAAATGTATATCCTGTTCCGCTATATTATTTTTCAATTGCGTTTAATGGAGTAACGTGGTATGAAAAACAATTCAAAGCGAGACAAAAAGATATGAGTAAACATACAAAATACAGAGCACAAATAGATTATTTGCTGAATTCCAAATTACACCTTTTATCATTCAAATCGCCCGCTTTGCGGGCAGAAATGAATGAAGAAGGTGATGCTGATTGCGCATTTTCAATGCGAAATGGTGTAAAAACGAATACATCTTTTTTGACGTTTTTGGAGATTTCAAAACCTCCAATTGAAATAATGGACGAATTAGAACAGTACTATAACAAATCGGATACGTATGGAGATTTTTTTCAATCCATGCCAAAAAAAGATAGATGTAGACTTGTTCGAGATTGGATCTCGACATTTATGACGCATCATTTGAAAGATTTTGAAAACACAGGATGGATAATAGAACTACCAATTTCATTGAGAGGAGGAAAAAAAACAAGAAAATATTATTGTCCGAAAGGTAGAATTGTACATAATCAAACGTACAAGGATTTTGGAATTGACATTACAAATGTATGAACCATTAATTGCCATTGAGTAGACATATTTCAGTGGCTTGGTATATCTGCTTCAAGGCTTCTGGATCATCCTGTTCGAATTTGTTCTGAAAGGCTTGATATCGTTCTTTGCCTTTATCCGAAAGCTTGTCCAAGTTGTCGAGACGTTCATCCATCAATCCGTATCCTTTTTGCATTAATTCTTCGATCGTTTGCCGTTTATGTGCCAGTTCCCACTTGTCGTTTTTAAATACGGATGCATACGGTAATTTTCGGTTCGTGATTTTTATATTATGATTTTCGGGATGAGCGGGATGGAAATGGATATGTTTAATGATATGAGGAATGCTACTATAAGGAATCTTCATCATTTCTTGGATGAATTTGTCGGTAATATATTCCAGATTTTCACAACCATAGTAATTGATATTGATATTGGTCTGATTCTCGATACTATTGTTAAACACTTTGGTTCCAGTCTTTCCTTTCAAATCATCGATTTCTTTTTTGAGTTCTGCCTTTTCTAACTCTTTTTCTTCGAGCTTTTTTTCATAAAAGATGGTTAGATTAGATTCATTTTTTTGAGAGATCGTGCATTTTTTTTTATGAGCATATAAGCCTTGTCTATGTAGATAGTTTTTCCCACATTCGCATACGTTGAGTTTATCTACACATTTCATACGAGCAAGATGACTTTTTGTTCGTAAGTGAGTTTGTAAATATGCATTTCGAGTAAAAGATCTGTTGCAATTAGAACAGTAATGTGCGGACATGTATATTATATTTGATTATATTTAAGTTGAAAATGTGTAATCGATTGAAGCTCGTCTCGAGCAAATATCGTTATTATTGTAAAAACCATCAGATTGTTTATCGTAAGAAACATATTCTTTTAAACTTTTAAAAAAAGTAATCATTTGAAGCATAAAATGTAATCCTTTGAAGCATAACGAGCGATAAAAGAATCACTTTCGATAAAAGACTTACTATTATAGTATGATACTTTTCATTTCCAAACAAAAATATTCATGTAACTATTTGAAGCATCCAAAAAGGAGGGGGGGGGGGGGAACGTTTTTTGGAAGAAAA